GTCTTTAAAGTGATGAAGTTGACTATCTACATTGTATGATAATATGCTACTAAACGATATATAAATAGTGTTACAGTACTTAATAATGTAACATTTGAGTACATCATTTTCGATGAAGCATACTTCATGTTTTGACATTATTTTTTTGACATCCAAAAAATCACTATTATTGTCTATAAAAGTGTTTATTTCAGATGCTTTTTTGAATGAAATTTTAGATAACAACGCAGTCCGGTACAATTCTTTGACAATTATATTGTTCATTATAAATTGTTATCTATATGGATTGAATATAATAAATTTTAAACGCATAAAAATAATAAACGGCTTTAACCAAATTAGTTGGAATAAGCGAGACCACCCATACCAGAAAGGATGCGGAGAACGTTGTAGTTGACAGCATATACGGATATGGTTCCACCGACAGATGAAGATACTGAAAGTACAGCAGTGTCGATGCGAGACATGTTGAGAGTGCCAGAGGGCTGGTGTTCTTCGGGTTTAAGGGCAAAGGAGTAGACGTTGATGCCTCCGTTGTACATTGAGGGAGTGTTAGTGTGGTGTTGGTAAGGTTGTACAAGGGAGAAATATGAACCATTACGCTCAGCGAAGCGATCATTGCCGTTAAGTTGGATCTTGGCTTTAAGAACGGGGTTCTCACTGACTTCATAGACGTTGCTGGTGCTATCGGTGTAGTTATTCCAATATACACCAGATGAAGTATTGTGAACAGTCCAGATAAGTTCTTTGCAAGGGTGGTTGAAGGTCATACGGACACTCTTCATTGAAGCGGGATCGGAACTAGCAGTGATGGTGTCAGATCCAGTGAATTGAAGCTGTTCGATGAGGTACTCGTGGGAGAGTTGGGCGAAACGTCTGCGCTCATCGGTGTCAAGGAAGATGTAATCGACCCAGAGAGAGACATCGTTGAGTTTAAGATCGGAAGCAGCACCTTGAAGATCGCTGTTATTTTTGCCAGTGAGAGCAGTTGTTCCATCATTGGCTTTAAGTTCACCGTTGTCAATGACATCACAGAAGTTAGTGGCAGTCTTGTCTACAAGTTCAGAGGCACTAGCATAGGTGATATTGATCTTAACTTCGTGATATTGGAGAGCAATAAGGGGAAGAGCAAGACCAACATTGCGGCAGAACCAGAACTCAAGAGGGACATATACTTCATAGCTGTCCTGGGCCTTAAGGTAGATAGAGCGGTTCTTGGCATCACCACCAACCATAAGTTGGTATCCAGATTTCTTGCCAGCGGGCATACTGAGTTCGTTCCAGATGTAGAGCCATTCAGAGTAGTGTTTGTCGATCTTTTGACCACCGATTTCGAGCTCGATAGATTTGAGAAGTCTCTGTCCAAAATAGGGAACAAGAGCGACGCCATTGGATTTATCAGCTTCAGTGCCAGCAACTTTAGAGTTCTGTATTTTGGCATTGAAGTAGATTCTGTGGATAAGATCACCATTGCGAGTAATGAGGACACTGACAGATGATCCGAAGTTGTTGTTTCCGTTGAATGATTGTTCTATGGCTTCCATAGCGAAATTAGTGTGACGGCGATAAACAACTTTGAAGAAGGTTATTTGAGGATTACCAGTAAGGTAAACATCCTGTGCGCCATAGGCAACAAGCTGAAGAAGACCACCACCCATTTATGTTATATTCTTTATACTATAATAGGAGAAAAAAAATGAAGTATATTATTTTTATACAAATCGCTTAGTTGCTGTAAGCGATACCGCCCATTCCAGACATTATGCGAAGAACGTTGTAGTTAACGGCATAAACACTGAGGTTAAGTGAGGTGAAATCAGTAATGGATGAGTTCATTGAGATGTTGAGCACGGCAGTGTCGATGCGAGACATGTTGAGGGTTCCAGAAGGCTGGTGTTCCTCGGGTTTGAGTGCGAATGAATAAACATTGATACCAGCATTGGAAGGTACGTTTTCGTGATGTTGGAAAGGTTGGACAACGTTGAAATAGAGACCATCGCGTTGTGAGAAACGATCGTTACCATTAAGGACAAGTTTAGCGGCAGCGGTGGGATTGGCAGTAGATCCGACAGATGATGATCTAAGTTTCTTCATCATCGCGGCTTGAGTGTCGGCAAGAGCGATACCATCGAATGATTTAGTGTAGTTCATCCAGTTGTTGTTTCCAGCATCGGATTTGTTTACAAACCATATAAGCTCTTTGCAAGGGTGGTTGAAGTTAAGCTTGGGCTTGATATCTCTGCTCTGCACGGCTTCTTGGCCGGTGAATTGAAGTTGTTCAATGAGGTACTCGTGGGAGAGTTGGGCGAAACGTCTGCGTTCGTCAGTGTCAAGGAAGATGTAATCAACCCAGAGAGAAGCACCGAAGCCAGCAGTGGGAGCGGTGGCACCACCCTTGCATCTATCAGCGGTCTCGAAGCTAAGATTGATTTTAACTTCGTGATACTGAAGAGCAATAAGGGGAAGAGCAAGACCGACATTGCGACAGAACCAGAACTCAAGGGGGATGTAGAGTTGTTTCTGCATTCCAGTTCCAGGAGCGCCACCGTTAGCTCCGACCATATCGTAGTAACCTTGTTTCTTGGATTGGGGAAGAGAGAGTTCATTCCAGATGTACATCCAGTTAGAATAATGTTTATCGATCTTTTGGCCACCGATTTCAACCTCAACATAGTTGATAAGACGAAGACCGTAGAATTTACAGAGAGTGTCAGAAGTAGCATTTGATAGATCGATGGAAAGGTAGACACGGTTGATGAGATCACCATTTCTTGCGATAGTGCTAGTCACACGTTGACCATATCCAGGGGTTCCATTGAAAGTTTGTTGGATAGCTTCAATGGCAAAGTTAGTGTGACGACGGTACACGGCCTTGAAGAAAGTAATTTGAGGATTACCAGTAAGGTAAACATCCTGTGCGCCATAGGCAACAAGCTGAAGAAGACCACCACCCATTTATGTTATATTCTTTATACTATAATAGGAGAAAAAAAATGAAGTATATTATTTTTGTACAAATCGCTTAGTTGCTGTAAGCGAGGCCACCCATTCCAGACATAATACGGAGAACGTTGTAGTTGACAGCGTAGATATTAACATTGCCGGCAACAGATGAGTCAAGAGAAAGAACAGCTGTATCAATACGAGACATGTTGAGGGTTCCAGAGGGCTGGTGTTCCTCGGGTTTAAGGGCGAATGAATATACGTTAATACCCTTGTTTGAAGGGATGTTAGTGTGGTGCTGGTAAGGCTGAACATAGTTGAAATATCCACCGTCGCGTTCAGCGAAACGGTCATTGCCGTTAAGCTGAAGAAGGCATTTTCTGAAGGGGTTAGCACCAGAGGGGTAGATACCAGCTACAACGTTAGAATCAGTACCGGCGGCATCGTAATTGGTATCAGCGGTGTAGTTGTACCAGTGAGCGGCAGCAGAAGACTTGGATACCCAGATTAATTCTTTGCAAGGGTGATTGAAGTTAAGTCTGTAGCGGTTGCCAGATCCAGAAGAAAGGGTTTCTTGGCCAGTGAATTGAAGTTGCTCGATGAGGTACTCGTGGGAAAGCTGGGCGAAACGTCTGCGTTCGTCAGTGTCAAGGAAGATGTAATCGATCCAGAGGGTAGCATCGAAACCGTTGTTAGCAAATTGAGATGTGGTATCAGAGGTAGCAGCGGTAATACATTTATCCATAGATTCGAATTGGATCTTGAACTTGACTTCGTGATATTGAAGAGCAATGAGGGGAAGAGCGAGACCGACATTGCGACAGAACCAGAACTCGAGAGGGATGTAGAGAGTGGTCTTGTTGCCGTTGGCAGTAGCAGTTACACTGCTGGCATTGGCAGAACTGGTGACATCACCGTCGGCACCAACCATCATTTCATAACCAGATTTCTTTCCAACGGGAAGAGAAAGTTCGTTCCAGATGTACATCCAATCAGAGTAGTGTTTGTCGATTTGTTGACCACCAATTTCTACAGTAACCTGGGAAAGTACTTTAAGACCGAGGTAATTGACATATCGGGGTTTAGTGTTATCACCGAATGCATACCCAGTAAGGGCAGGGACAGTAAGCTGTACATAGGCACGGTTGATGAGATCACCATTGCGAGAGACAGTAACAGTTACGGTATTGCCGAAAGCAGCAGTTCCATTGAAGGTCTGTTGGATAGATTCAATAGCGAAGTTAGTGTGACGACGGTACACGACTTTGAAGAAGGTTATTTGAGGATTACCAGTAAGGTAAACATCCTGCGCGCCATAGGCAACAAGCTGAAGAAGACCACCACCCATTATGTTATATTCTTTATACTATAATAGGAGAAAAAAATATATTACTTAAAGATGACGACATTATAATTCAATATATTGAATAAACGAATGTTCAAAGAGAAAACTTCCAAAAAAAGGTTGGCGGTAACAAACAATGCGAAGGATAACTCTACGCTTGATGTGATGCATAATAAAATGATTAAGGCTTTTGCTGTAAAATCCAAAGAGAATAATGCATATAGTCATAGCTTGGAAAAACTGGTCAATACACAAGAA